GAAGCGCAGGTCGTCAGCGCTGGGGTAATTCAGTTCGATCCACAGGCCCACCGTCGAACCTGACCGGCTGGAGCAGATGGTCTTGCGGGTCGTGTCCGACGACTTGACCCAGAACTCCACGCTGGCCCCGTCGTCCATGTCCGACCCGAACGTCCCGCAAGTCCCGCAATTGACGTATTGGCTTGTCCCGTTCAGTGTGACGGCCGTATCGCTGTCGCCCGCCAACGCGCCCGTGACACCGAGCGTGGGCGAATCGACGTACGTACCGTCATTGTTGTTCATCTCGTCGTCGGCCGTCGTGCCCGACGATTCGCCCAGGCGCCAATAGGCGAATGGCGTGTCCGCAACTACCGTCGTGGCGTAGATCGGGGCCGGAAGACGCACCATCTTGACCGGCATGGTCGCCGCGTCCAGTTCGGCGTCCGCCTGGTTGGGCGCCGGCTGCCGCTCCCAGCGGTCCAGCACGTCCAGTTCGTCGTCCGCCGGCGTGCCCGTGCCCGGTGTCGGCGTGCCGTCGCCGAAGACGAACGGGCAGTTCGCTGTCGTGGCGATCTTGAACAGGCTGCCGTCGTCGTTGTCGGTGATGTTCGTAACCTCCGCCGTCGCCCCCCGGTACGGCGCCGTGATGACCATGTTGTGCGCCACTTCGTCCCAGTAGCAGCACGCCTCGCCGCATCCGGCGTCCCGCATCGCCTGCTGGATGCCCAACGCCACGTCGGTCATGCTGGCGTTGGTCCGGCCGCCTTCGGACGGGCAGAAGTTCCATTGGATGTTGTGGGAGTGTGCGTTGCCGTCGTTGTCGGTAAAGGTGATCTTGAACCCGGCGGGGTTGTAGTCGGGCTCGTCCCAGTAATCGGTCGGCGCGTCCCAAGCAGTCGTCACCGCCGGCCCCGTCCACGTGGCGAACGTCGTATCGGTGCCGGGATTGTACTTCCAGTAGCCCGCCGTGTAGTTCGCCGTGTCCTCCCGACAGCGATGGTACGTGCCGGCCGTCGGCGTGTGACTGAACATCACGTCCGCGTCGTCATGCTCGGCGGCCACCGAATAGGTCGAAGACCGTGAGGCCGCCAGGGCCACCTGGGTATTGAGAATCAGCGTATAGTCGGCGATCGTCACCATCCGCAAATCGTCCGCCCAGGCGCTCGACTCGTCGAGGTAGGTCCGGGCATCGTCGGCGATGGAAATGGGAATCTCCGTACCCGTCAGGTCGTAGGCTTTCAACTCCCCCTCGCCGAACATGACAAGGTACTGCTCCGTCCCGTCCCGGTCGATGGCGTGCAGCCGGTAATCGCCGTCGGCCAGGCCCGTAACGCTGAACGCCCATTCCGTACCCGGCCGCTTGGTCGCGCCGTACTTGACCGAGAACAGCACATTCTCGGCGTCGGCGACCTGATTGGGATGCCGTGCCGCCGCCGGCTGGTGGCTGATGCCGCCGTACATGCTCGGCACGACGATCCGGGAATTGGGCATGAAAGAGGGTTCCTGCAAGGGGATGAAAAATCTAGCGCGCGGGATGGTACGCGCCCGTCCGGCCGCGAACCCGCTGGGCCGTCCGGGTGTTCAAGATGTTGTAGTCGGCGGTCTCGGTGTCCTTGCGGGCCGCTTCCAGCCGGGCCTCGGCAAGTTCCTCGCGGATCGCCGCGTCGGCGGTTGCGTCGCCGATCGTGCGCCGCTGCCAGGTGCGCACCGCCTCGGCCGTCACCAGCCGACGCAGCCAGGGCGGGAGATCGGCGAAGCCGTGGTAGCGAACCAGGTCCACCACCAGATCGCCGGTGAACGTCGTCGTGTCGTCGTCGCGGTTGTAGAGCTTGCCGTCGATCACCGCGACGTCCATACTGAAACTCTCGCCCGCCGTATCGACCGACAGCACGTCGTCGGCCACCACGATCTCGGCCGACGTCACCGTCGCCGTCGCCGACACGTCGGCCGTCGCGCCGCTGGTACCGCCCGTAATCGCGTGAGACCCGTCCCAGGTGCCCGTGATGTCAGACAGGTACATCGTGGTGCCGTCGGTCTGGTGATATTGCCCTGTGGCCCCGCTGGTGGCCTGTGTGACCGTCTCGCCGGCGATGAACGTGCCGACCACACTGCCGACCGTCACCGTCACCGTGGGGACTTCCAGCGTGACCTCCCGCTCGGTGTTGCAGTGCCAGCCTTGAGACTGCACCTGGGCACTGGTGCGGTCCAACTGGTCCTCGGCCGACGCCGCGTCCGACGTGCCGCCGGGGTCCAGGGCCGATACGGGGTACAGGTTCCCCGCCGCCAGCAGTTCGTTGACGGCTTGCAGCTTGGTCAGTCCGGCCATCGGGAGTTCTCCTAGTACGCCGGCAAGGCCAGCGGCGATAAGCCGTCGCCCATATGCACGGGCGAAGGCGGCACCAGCTGGCGGTACTGCCAGGTCTCCAGTACGTCATCCTCGGCCAGGGCCGTCTCCAGGCCGTTGTTCACGGAGATGTACATCACCGGCAAGCCGTCCGTGCGCGCCTGAATAAACCCATGACTGCCGCTGAGATATTCGCCCGCCGAAGCGTCGTAGAGCATCGACCCGCCGGTCATCATCGCCACGGCCACCGGGCTGTAACACAACCACGTGCCCGCCGAGCCGACACAGTGGCCCTCGTGGCTGCCGGTCGGCCAGGGGGTCAACGCGGTACGGGTGGCATCGGCCGGCACGCGGCGGGCGCTGGTGAATTGCCCGGGTAAATCCCACCGACAGGCGTAGCCGCCCTTAATGCCCGAGTCATTGGAAAAGGCAAGGCCCTGTGACTCGGCCGTGGCGTTGAAGGTGAAGCGCTGGCGAATGTGCAGGCCCGCCGGTGTGAAAGTGAACACTTCCTCCCATGTGCCCACGTCCCGACTTGACCCGTCGTCGGCCGTGACCGTGCCGGCCAACCGGCGGATAAACGAACTGGCCGCCGTTGTGCATCGCTGGTCGGCCGTGGCCGTCGGTGCGACGCCCGTCCACCCCGTCGAAAGGGCCTGACTTTCGCCGGTGAGCGTGTTGTCCGCGTCCCAATGACCGTTGCCCCACCAGAAATCATCACCCGCCCCGCCCCAAGTGAATCGCACGGGGCAGGTGGCCGGCGATCGGGTCGTGCCGAACCCGCTGACGGCCACCAGGGTCTCGGGATCGTACACCCCGTCGTCCGGATCGTCTGCGGTCTCCGATGTGATTGCCAGAAATCCGATGATCCGGCACGAGGCGGTAGTCTGCGTGGTGAGTGTGACCGTCTCGCTCGCCTCCGACCCGCCGGACCAACTGGCCAGCTTGACCCAGTTGTCAATCGACGCCGACGTGCCGAAGTCGCCCTGGTCGTCGAAGTCCAACTCCGAGTAGTGCAGCGTCGGCGACCCGGAAGCCGTCACGTCGCACTTGCCCGACCCGTTGACGGGGTAACCCAGGACGAACAACCGCAGCGTGCCCGTGGGGACCGTCAAGACCAGCGCGCGGTCCGCTCCGGCATTGCTGTGAAAGAACTGCCACCCGTCACAGGTCGATGCGGCGTATGAGCCCTTGTTGATCGCGCCGCCGTCGGCGTCAACGCCGAGATACGACCCCCCTTTGACCGCGCAGATGTAATGGCCCTGAAGGTCCAGGCACGGCAAGACACCATCCGTATCATCCGTGTGGTCCCGCAGAACGTAGAACTGCCATTGTCCGGCGCGTGTGCCGAACGGCAGCCAGACGTTGAACCCGCGCTTGTCATTGCCGCCGCCGTCGTCACTCTGATTGAAAATCGACTGTTCGACCAGCACTTGACTGCGTGTAACGGACATGATGTGCCGCCTTTCGCTATTGGTACATGACGTACACGCCGTCGCCGTTGTTGTCGGCGTTGACGTACAGGGCGCCCAGATTCACCATCCCGCCTGCGGTGACGGGCACCGTGAGCGTCTGGTTCGGCGCCAGAACGAACTGCCGGTCCGAGGTGTTGTTTACCCCGCTGTCGCCGATGTAGACGTTGCCGACGTTGTCGCCCGTCTGTTTCGCCGCCCGGATCAACGCGCGCGAGACCGGTGTGTCGCCGGCCGTGATCGGTTCGGCGGTCCCGGCGGCGGCGACGGCCTTGAATAGCACTTGCATTGCACTCATTGGGGTTTCTCCGAAGATGTGGGTTGTCGCTCGGCGGAAAGGGGCGGAAGGTTATGTAGTGCCTCGGCCAACCGGCGCTTGGCGTCGATGTCGTCGGCCACCAGCTTCTCCAGCCGCCGGTTCCGGGCGTTCAGTTCCTTGGTGTTCTCGTGACTCTGGCGGTAATTCTGCACCACCATGAAGGCGATCAGGCCCAACAGCCCGACCTTCTGGACAATCGGCGGAACGTCGGCCTGGGCCAACAGGTTCACGCCGGCGAAGACGGACAGACACGACAGTTCGAGCAGGCGAATCATGGAAAGCCCCATAAGGTCGAAGTATAGGTCACAGACGGGAGCGTCGTGGACGCCCCGGCGGCGTGGCCGACCAACGACGGTCGGGCCATGAAGGCGCGGGGCTTGTGACGCTCCCCGTGCATGCGGACCATGTGGTTGTAGTTGCCCGAGACGGTGGCGATCATCGTGCCGTACAACGACCGAATGTAGTCCAGCCGCATGGCGACCGCGTAAGGACCGCCCGAGCCGGCCGTCGTGACCAGGTGCGGACTGTAGGTGGTGTAGTCGCCCGCCGGCCACGGCTCGCCCCCCAGGTAAAACACGTTCCAGTCGGCGGGCAACTCGGCGAACGCCTCACAAAAAAGCCGCCCGAAACCACGCCGAAACACAACGTCGTCCTCCAGGACCAGGACCGACGGGACAGCTTCGAGCATCAGGTCTTCGTAGAGACGGCGCCGGGTGGCGATGTGGCCGTAGAAGCCGGGGCCGTTGTGGACATGGAAGCCCAGCCGGCGACCGTCGATCGCGGGATAGACCTCCGGTGCGGGCAGCGGCCAGTCGATCGCGGCCAGGCGAGAGAACAACGCCTCGCGGCGGGCCGTGCAGCGGGCCAGGGATAGGACCACCACGCGGTCAAGCACGAAGAAGCGCCTTGGCCCATTCGGGCCGGCGGCCGAACTCGCAGGGCGAGACCTGCTCGCCCCACTTCATGCGGACACTGTTCAACGGGCGAATGACCACGCCGTTGCAGATGTGCGTGATGTTCGCCTGACATTCGATGCTTTCGGTTTCCTCGTCGAAGTTGAAAAAGTGCGGCTTCTCGTAGATCCGGCCGCAAATCAAACTCGCGCCGCCGTCCATCCCGCACAGCCAGGGCATCGGCCCGTAGATGTTGCAGGGCTGGGTCCGGTGGAACTCGGCCAAGGCGCGGTCGATGTGGCCCAGCAAGTCCTTGCGGTCGATCGTGTGCATGAACGGATACACCCGCCGCATCATCGCCGTGGTCATCATGTACGACCAGGTGCCCGTGACGGCGTGAAGGCGGTAGACGTGTTCGTTCACCCGCTCGGGCGGGTTGGCGCGGAAGCCACGCAGCAGACCGCCCAGGTAGATCATGTCCCAATCGTCCGGGACCGCCGCCAGGAACGGGCCGAGCCGGGCGGCGAAGTCGTCGGCGAAGGCGCAGTCGTCCTCGAACACGCAGATCGCGCCCCGGTCGTTGTTCATGGCGTCTTCCCAGAGCCGCAAGTGCGTCTGGGCACAGCCCCACGCGCCCGGCTGCTGCCGGAACCAGGCGGGCTTGGGCACCTTCATGCCGTCGATCGCCTGGACCCGCCGGGGCCGCTCGCCGGGCCAACCCGAAGCGGCCAGCCGGGCGTGAAAACCGGCCAGCCGCTTGGGGGTCCGGTCGAGACTGATGACGTAGACGGACTTACAGAGTGCCGCCATACCCGTGATTCTTCCAGTAGATCGTGATCGTGCCGCTGATCGTCAGCGTGCCGTCGGCGTCACACGTTGCGGCCGTGCCGGCGACGTTCAGGTAGGCGTCCACGGCGGTCGAGGTGCCGTCGATGCCGCCGCCGGTGACTTCGGCGACCATCTGGTTGGCGGCCGACAGGGCGCTGGACAGGGTGATGTCGTCCTTGTTGATGATGTCCTCGTTCGTACCCGACAGGGTTTCCACGTCCGTGGCGGCCACCGTCGAGCCGACGCCGATGTCCAGAACGGCATCGTTGGGGATGCCCGTGCCGTCGGCGGTCATCAGCGTGATGTTCTGCGAGCCGCCGTCGATCTGGATATACCCCTTGGGGAAGTCGTAAATCTTCGTTCCGCCCGCGTGGCCGGCGGTGCCGTTGTCGGTCGTGCTGATCGCCAGCGAGGCGATCGTCAAGACCGTACAGTGGTGGCGGCCGTCGCCGTACTCCACGGCGGTCACGTAGTCCGAGACGGCGGTGGGAACCGATCCGTTCTGGATGGCGACCGGGTCGTTGGTGGTGTCGTCGAAGTTGCAGACCACGCCGCCGTGGTCCTTGACGCCGATCTCGCGGTTCTTGCCGAGATACTTGGTAGTGCCGAGAGCCATGTTGGGCTCCTTTCATGTGTGAGAGATAAAGCGGCCCCGAGCGCCGCGAAGGACGCTCGGGGCACAGGGAAACCGACGAACCGTTACGTCGAGGCGAAGCTGTCGGCGGGGTCGTAAACGGTGGCCCCGTCCGTCAGGCCCGTCAGGTCGGTGTTGTTGATGCGGTAGATGATCGCGTGAATGTTGGGCGCGTTGTGCGCCTCCTTGAGCAACAGGCGAAGCAACTCCTGTTTGCCGGTCGCCGTCGTCAGCGCCGGGTAGTCGGTCGTGTCGGACCAGAGACCCATGGGAATCTCCTTTCGAGTTGGGATTCAGTTGCCGGGAATCGTGGCCTACGACGCCGCTGCCTCGATGATGCCGACGCACTCGGGCCGGAGGTAGCCGTGGCCCTTGTACATCGCCGCGCCGACCTGCCAGACCCGCTTGTCGGGAATCCAGTCCACCGACGGCGTGATTCCCTCGCCGAGCAGGGACGCCAATGCGCCGGGCCGCATGATGATGCCCGCGACGTAGGTGCAGTCGGCCTGGTACGCGCCCGAGCCGTTGATCAGCGGGTCGGTGGCGGCCGAGTAGTCCGTCCCGGTCGGCATGTGGTTGGACTCGATGATCCAGCAGTTCTCGACCTTGAGCAACCGGCCCGACAACTTGTCGGCGAACGCCCGGTCGGTGTAGTCGCTGGACAGCAGGGTGTTGTCCTGACGCAGCACGCGGACCTCGCGGGGCCGCATGAACAGGTACATGTCGTCCGTCGGGACGTTGTCTTCCTTGAACTTCTGGACCAACTCGCCGATGTCGTCCTGGAGGGCCTGCGAACCGGCCAGGCTCATCGGGTAGGCCGTAGCGATGCTGGTGGTCCGCTTGGTGGTGAGTTGCTGGCCGCCGGGGAACGAGCCCCGCGCCGCCGTCTTGGCCGCGGCGACCGCCAGACGCAGGACGTGGTTCTCCACGTCGTAGGCCAACGCCCGGCCGGCGTCACGGCCGAGCTGCATCTGGTAGTCGTACTGGGCCAGGAACTTGTCGATGGTCGTCATGTTGTAGAACGCGATCCGCTCCCGGTCTTCCAGGGAGACGGTGCGCTCTTCCTTCTCAAGCGTCTGGCCGACGATGTCGCCGCCGGGGACGTGGCCTTCGGCGGTTGCCGAGTTGGCCAGGGCCGGGAACTGCTCGGTCTTGTGGCCCTGGGCGGGTTTCTTGGTGGTCAGATCGAAGGCGCGCGTCATTGCGGTAAAGGTGTTCAGCACCTCGCCGCTGAAGACCTTCAGCGCCATATCGAAATCGGTTGCGGACCCTTGATCGTCCTTCAATGCGCGATCGAGTGACATGGGACTGTCCTTTCAATGGAAACGTGAAGGCGGCGCGTGCTTTCCAGCGAAAGGGTGTCCGCCGAGCGTGCCGGGTCCGCATGGGGAGTGTCCGGGGGTTCGGCTGGGCCAGTGCTGTTGGGCGGGGGGCTACGAGTGTCCCGCCGCTACCGGCGGGGTCGCGCCCGGAAGGCGAACCGCGAAAGTCCGGCCCTCCGCGGGCCGGGGGTGAACTAGAGGATTGAGTTGACCGTTGCTTGGGGCGTCTGGGCGAGACGGGCCTTGACCGTCTCGGTGTAGGCCGAGTCGCGGCCCCACCTCGGGTCGCGCATGGCGGCGCGGACTTCGGCACCGGAGGCGAACCCGGCCGTCTCGGCCGGGGCCATCTCGCCGTCGAGCAGCGGCTTGGCCTTGTCGGCCTTGACCGCCTCGGCGTGGCGACTGAGCAGCGACCGCACGGCGTCTTCGGCCGTGGCGGGACTGGCCAGCAGGGTGTTCATCTTCGCCCGCTCGGCGGCCGACAGGCTCGTCGAGGCCCAGGCCATCAGGTTTTCGAACTGCTGCTCGCCGCCGGCCAGCGTGTGACAGGTCGTGGTCAGCGCGTCCAGCGCGGCGACCTCGTTCTTGAGGAACGGGTCCACCAGCCCGCGCGGGAGCCCGGCTTCCGAAAGCTTGGCGTAGTAGTCGTCCGACAGGGCGCCGTTGGCCCGGAAGTCGGCCAACGCCTGGGCCTGGTCGAGCCCGATCTTCGCCAGGATCGTCGGGACCGTGTCCTCGTCGCCGAACTTCGGGGCCGCCGGCGGGTCGGGAATGGCGGGGGCGGCGGACCTGGCGCCCAGTTTGGCCTCCAACGCCTTGTACGACTTGGCCAAATCCTCGGGCGTCTTGAACTTCTCCGGCAGCCATGCCGGCCGCTCGGGGGCGGGCGGCGCGTCGGGTGGCGTCGCGGGCGGGGTTTCGGGCGGGGTTGTCGGCTTAGCTTCGGGGGCTGTGTCGGTGGTTTCATCGGCCATGTCGGTCTCCTTGCTAGGCTACTTGGACTTGCGTGTTCTGCTGAGCGCGGGCCTCGACGACCTTGCCGATCGTCTCGATCGCCTGCTGACCCGCCTGAGACTGGAGGTACTGGGCGGCCTTCTCCTGGAACTCCTGCTGCATCTGCTCGGGGGTCTTGACGAGCCCCTGCGTGTCGATCCCCAGCGCCCGCAGGACGCGGTCGGCGACGACCTCCATGTCCAGCCGCTCCATGGCGCCGGGGACTTGGGTGAGGATTTGCAGACCGGCCATCAGCTTGTCCAGGCTCGCTTGACGGCTCAGGGCCGCCATGCCGGTCAGGACGTTCGTTTCCACCACGTCGGCCAGGTCGGCGGGGATCGGGGGCAGGATACGGTCGCGCTCCATCTGGTACACCATCCGGTCGATCAGCGGGCGTTGGACCTCGTTGGCCATCTTGGCATACACGCCGCCCATCGCGCCCTCCAGTTCCTTGGCGACCCGCATAATCTGCGTCGCCGTCACCCGTTCGCCGGTGGGCTGGCTGGCCGTCTCCAGCAGCATTGAACGGCCCAGCCGCTTCTCGACGCGGTCGGCAAAGACCAACGCGAAGTTGAAATCGCCCGTCTTGCCCGACTGGACGAACCCCAAGCCGTCGGGCACGTTGCCGCTGACCCGGCCCATGACGATCTGACCGTTGGGCTGCATCAGGTCCTTGGCCCGCCAACCCTTCGCCGGGTCGGCCACGGGCACCAGCCGGGCCAGGGCCGCCGCGCCGTCGAGCATCGCCAGGGACATGCCGTTGAAGCCCCGCAGGTCGCCCATGCGGCGGTCCACGAAGCCGCGCGAGTAATGCTCGCCGGTCGATTCGTCGTAGCCGGCGGCCAGGAACGGCGAAACCGGCTCTTGCGACTCGACCAGGATATGCCCGTTCATCTCCTGACGGATCACCCAGGCCCCATCCGTTTGCCGCTCGGCGTGGGTATAGAGCCGCAGCCGCTTATCGGCGTCCCGCCTCACCGCGTCGGAGGGCAGCTGATCGCGGCGAAGCTGGGCCTTGGCCAACTGCTCGTCGGTCAACGTGGCCGGGTCTTTGGCCTCGCGGGTGATGAGCCACACGATGTCGTTCGCCGAGTCGCGGTGCTGGACCCACTGGTCGAGCCGGTAGTTGCGGAACCGATAATCGTCGCGCAACCGGACCAGCATGTTGCCCGCGACCAGCAGGCTCTCGAACGCCGTGCGGTAACAGTCCCGGTAGTTGGTCGTGTTGAACTGCGACTGCACGACCATCTCGCGGGAATACAGCCAGCCCTCCAGCCGTTGTAGCAACTCGGCCGGAACCTCGGCGTTGTACCGGAGCCGGGGATGGGGCGCGAACTCGAACCACGGCATGTCCGGTGGGAAGATCGTCAGGAGCGTCTTGCCGACCACGTTCTCCACACACTCGGCGCCGAGCGACTGCCAGGCGAGCTTTTCGCGGTCGGTTTCGGTCCGGCCCTCGGCCGGTAAGACCGATACCAGGGTCATCGCCGCCGCCTCGCGGGCACGGGCCAAGACCTCGCTGCGCTCGGCGTCGGCCTGATCGAACTGGGCGGCGATCGTTGAGCGGCTCACGGTTCAGGAATCCTCAAACCCCCGCCGCCGGTTGCCGAGACGCCGGGGTTGCGGTCGATCCGTAACGCCCTGCGGCCCGCGCGGCGGGCCTCCAGGTCGCGCCGCTGACGCGCTAACTCGGCCAGCCGGGCTTCGTCCTCCTCGTCCGTCGGCGGAGGGGGCGGCGGGGGCGGAGGAATCGACGGGGGGCCGCCGAAGGTCAGGAAGATCATGGCCTCTCCTTTGATTTCGTCCGATCGCGGTATCCTTGCATGACCTGAGCAACGTCGTGGCGACCGATGGCCCGGGCTAGTTCGAGTCGGCCGGCCTCCGTCGCCACCTGGGCGGGGTCGGAGACCGTCGCCGGCGGGTACATCGCCACCAGGTCGTCGATCAACTCGTCCGCCGAGAAGGGCAGCTCATAGTTGCCGTCGATGATGGGCATGGGATAAACCTCCCGAGTGTGGCCGGTGACGCCAGCAGCCACCGATACAACTGGATGGGCGTGTGGATCGTTCGAGGCACCGGGACGCCGCCGGCATGCAGACAATCAATCACCGTGCAGACACAGTCGGCGGTCCAGGGGTACCGACCCCGCGACAGCCACCGCTGCACCGTCGGCCAGACGGCGACCTGGCGGCCGAAGCGAGATTGGAAAAAGTCCAGGTCGATCCGGTAACGGAACCGGACCCGCAAGACGCAATGCACGTCCCGGGCATGGCGGAAATAGTGGCTCAAAGGCCACAGAAACACGCCCTGGATCGTCGGGTCCATCACGCGGCCCTCGAACGCCAGGCCGCAATGGCTGATCGGCGAGCGCGTCAAGACCCGAATCAACCACGATAGCAGTCGATAGTACGGCGACGGGCTCGGCGTCCGCGCCGTCGAGAAGATGACGAATCCAACTTTCGCCTTAGTCTCGTACATCATCCAACCGCCGGATTATTAACTGAAAAAATAGGGGCTTTGGAGAACCTGGGTAATATCAAGCGTTCCAAACGGCGGGATTTCCGGGAATTGGCAACCTGGGTAATTTGTGCGCCATTCGGCCAGCAGGTTTTCAAGGATCGGCTCGCGGTGTATCTCGACGAATGTTTCCCGCAGGATTTCGTGCAGCCGGTCCATATCCGACGGGTGGCACCAATACGAATCGTGGACCCCGGCGAACGTGATCCCCTCGGCGGCGCAGCGGCGGGCGGTGAGCATCATGTGGGCCGCATCGACCGAATGTACGAAGTTCGGGGCCGCGCCCTGGACCTGCCGACGCCGCTTCACCTTGCCCGGGAGATTGAAGTCGCCCAGCCGAATCGTCTGCAAGACGGTATGGACGTTGCTGTAGCCGTAATGGCGGTAGGGCTGGACCACCGGCAGGCCGCTGGGCGCCGTCCAGGCGACCGCCTGGCCGCTCTTGGCGATGATGTCGGCGCAGGTCCGGACCCACGCCATCAGGGCCATCGGGCCGGGGCACACCTGTTCCATGGCGTTCATCGTGAGTTTCGCCAGGTACTTGCTCGCCTCGTACAGCGGGTCCGTACCCGACGGCAACGACGCCTGCACCGCTTGGAACAACGCCTCGTCAAACTCGATCCCCGCCAGTTGCCCGGCGATCTGCCGTCGGGCGCCGATGGGGGTCACCGAATAGGTCGTGGTCATGGCGGTCTGCTTGACGACGTCGCGGTCGATGTGGCCGTCGAGCATCCGGGCCAGTTTGGAGCCCAACGTCGCGCCCCGCTGGACCGTCAAGGCCACCCGCTCGACGATCCGGCAATACACGTCCGCCGGCTCGTCGCCGGGCAGCAGGTTCACCGCCGCCGCCGCCTCGGCATCCCGGCCAAGGGCCGCCCAGTGCTGCAAGGCGTTGCAGGAGCCGTCCATCTGGACCGGCGTGCGGCAGGTGCCGGTCTCGTTGGCCTCGACGAAGGCCATCGACGCCGCCAACGCTTGAAACGGTTTCTTGCCCTTGCCCACCGTCAGCCAGCCGGTGTTGTCCAGCGGGTTCTCGGCCCAGCCGCAGATCGCCTCGGCGTTGGCTTCGGTCCAGGCGTACCGCTGGTCGAACGGGACGTGGTCCACGCCGCAACAGTTCGCCAGATGCACGCCCAGCCAGTAGTTGCCCCGGTCGGTCAGCGGCTTGGCCTCGGCAAACTCCAACAGGCCCCGCGAGACGTCGTCCTGGGCGTGGTTCAGACGGACGGGCAACGGATACGCTCGGCCCCGGAAGTCCAGACTGTGCGGCTCGTAGACCGCCGGGTAGGACCGAGCCTCCCGGGCGGCTTGGAGCTTGTAGGCGAAGTTCAGACGGTCGGGCAGAGTGAGCGCATTGCGGCGGTAGAGTCGCGCCGCCTCACGCTTCCACTGATTCTTGGCCGCAAGGTTCGTCTCCCAGTCCGCCGGTCGGGGCGGGTAGGGCTCGGGCCAGTGGGCGGGGATGTGACCGTAGGCGCCGCCCGAGTCCCATAGCGTCTCCACCACGTCGCAAATCGCCGGCTGAATCCGCCATGCCGCCGCGCCCAGCACGTTCACCGCTTCGTAGACGTCCGTCAGGTCCGCTTCGGCGAGCCGCCGGCGGGCCTCGGCGTCGGCCTTCTTGACCAGCGGGGTCTTGACCTGCAGGTAGCCGCCCCGGTCCAGGGCCGTCCAGGGGATCGGCGGGACGACCATCAGGCCGAGCACCGGCCGAAGATACTGTCGTGCGGCGTGCCCGTCGTCGATGGCCCGCCGGGCGGCGTCCGATAGCAACACCAGCCGCTCGCGGCGTCGCGTGCCGTGCTGGACGATCTTCGTGCGAAACGCCGGGCGGTCCTCGATGTAGGCCACGTCCATCAGCAGCGACAGCAGGGCCGCTCCGAGGTGGGCATGGACCACGCGGCCCCAGTCCCCGTCGGGCAGCGTGCGACGGGCGACCCGCTGAATCGCCGCCGGCCGCAACCGCTCCCGATCGGTGTGGACCAGGGCATACCACGCCTCGGCGTCGGCCCGCAGACGCGGGACGTTCCATTCGGCGTTGACCGCCCGGCCGATCTGGCGGGCCAGGTTGGGCAGGTTCACGCCCGAGGGGGCCACCAGACAGGCGCCCAGCGCCTCGTGCAGCGTGATGACCGCCAGCTTGTCCGCCGTCACCACGTTGATCGCCGGGCCGTACACGCCGCGGCCTTTGCCCGGCTCGCCCGCCAGGACCGCCCGCTGCGTGCGACGGATCGCCTTGCGGAGATAGCCGAACCAGCCCAACAGCAGCCGCTCGGCCGGCTTGAGCGCCGCCCCGTCGCCCCGCTCGGTCGTCTTGCGAACCGCCCGCCAGTACCGATGCACCCCCTTGTCCACCCCCCCCAACTCCAACTCGATCTCCAAGGCATACGGTGAATCGGTCAAGACGGTCGGCATGGACGGCCCCTTAAAAAGACGCGGGCCGGGCGGGGAGGAACGGTCAATCCCAAGAACCCGCCCGGCACCGCCTGGGTTGGGTTAGATCGGAAGCGACGAGACCTTGCCCTGCGCCTCGTCAACCAGCTTCTTGCCGGCGGCGCCTTGGGCGGCCGAGACGGCGGCCCGGTCGGCGTCGGTCATGGGGCCGATGTGCGGGTTGATGGCCGCCAGCGTCTTCACGGCCGTCTTCTTCGTGCTCGCCGCGCGAATCAACCCGACTACCAGACCCGCCACCCCGGCAAGCACCGCGCCCCAGGGCGGCGGGATCAGCGGGGCCGCCGCCTGCACCCCGCCTTCCACTACGTCCAGCGTATCGGTGGCCGTCGCCAGTTGGGCTTGCAGGATGTTCATGGACTGCCGGGCCTTGGCGAGCCAGTCCTGGCTCGTGTTGATGTAGGCGTCCAGCTTCTTCGAGACCGCGATGACCTTGTCGCGGGTCGAACCGGCCGGCAACGTCGGCAAGAGCTTGTCGATCGCCGCCTTCTGCTCAATGGCAAAGGCCAGACCGCCCTGAACCTGCTCGGCCGCCTGCTGGACCGACGCCAGCTTGGTCCGGGCGGTGGCGATGTCCTCGGACGTACAGCCCGACACGCAGCCGAAGCCGAGCAGAAACAGCACGGGAACGACGATTGTTAATTTGGGGTAACGGGGTCGCATGGTATATTCTCCATGGACCGGGAAGGATAGGGAGCTTAGCGAGGCTAGGGAAGATAGTCAAGGGCAAAATGAAAAAATGCGAGCCGAATGAATCTTGACGCCGGGCCGGTGGCCTCGATACTGAATACCTCCACCTCAGCCGCCCCCCCTCGGGCTATATCTGTCGGCGTTACTGGCGAAAGGGCATGTGATGGAAATTCGGAGTTTTCGGTCGCAATCCGATAGAATTGAGCCTTTGAGACGTGAAGCCGTGGGGTTGATCGACGGTCTGGATGCTAACCGCCTGCTTGGCGTCGTCCGCGCTTTGCGGCGGATTTCCGCTTCACCCGCTTGCCCACCTCCTCCAGCATCACCGCCTCGGCTGCGTCTGCGTCGGTGGCCTCTGGGTCGGTAGCGTCCGCGTCGGTAGCGTAGTAGGCCAGGTAGGTGGAGGCACACTGTCGGAACTGTTCGGCACGCGAGCAGTGTATGAAGGCGTCCACAGCAGCGGCCAGCACGCGCTGCTTCATCATGCCCAGCCGCTCGGCGGTGGCGTCAAATGCCTCGCCCAACGCTACCGGCACGTTGCCCTGCAACAATCGAAGCTGATGGGATGGATTTTTTTTCATAGCGTAAGCTATGCTAGCCCAATCCCTTGACCTTCGCCGAGCCCTAATTTTCCATAATTTTCCATGATTTTCCCTTGACGCGAAGGACGAGTGAATTATGGTTCTCCATAATTCGCCATAAAGGAACTGCATGATGAGTCAGCAGGGAAGCCCGGGGCATATCAGCGTGACCTTCGAGCCGAGTCAGCACGCCATCCTCCTTCGCAAGAGGGACCGCGAGCACCGACCGAGCGTGGCCAACGCCGCGAAGGCCTTGGTCCAGGAGTGGGCGGAACGCAACGGGGTCGGAATCGAGCTCGGCGACCATGACACGGAAGCTCCGGGCCTTTCCGTGGCCGGCACAGAGTCGAATCCTTCGGAGTGAACGGCAAGCCTCACTTAACGATGAGACCATTCTACCACATGATCGGGGCGAAGTCAAGGATGGACGATGCACGGAGGCTCCACCCCGATCCCCGGCCGGTGTGTAGCCGGCCGATCACCCTGGCGGGCGACTTGGACCATGGACCGGGAAGATTCGCCCGCCTCGTAACTGCCCGCGGTGGCTCGCTCGGCGTCCTGGCCGCGCCGGGCTTGAGCCCATCCGGTCGGCGGCGTCCGCAAGCTGCGCCGTCGGCCGGCATGCTGTCCGCCGGGTCGGGTCCACCCCTTCCGGCGTTCGCCCCGTCCCCGGGTCTGTCCCTTGCCTGGGGCGGGGCGCCCCTTGCAGACGATGCCGCCGACGCGGCTAGGGCGTTCCGTGGCTCCGGGTACGCAATGACTGTCGCGCGTACCCGCAACAGGTCCGTTCGGCGAGTCCAGGGCTGCTGGATTGTGCGCGCCCCCGTTACCCCCCGCGAATGCCGGCAGAGACAGCGGGGGGCTCGCCGAACGGTCGTGGAGGCAATATGCCGCTGACCTACTCCGACGCCGTGGCTGATGAGAACTCGTACGTCGCCTGGCTGTGCGACACCTGCGATGGCCCGGAACTCGCCGAGCGGATCGTCCAGATCATGCGAGACGGCGGGTACGCGACCGGCCAGGGCATGGTGGATGTATTGGCGGCGGGGCCAAAGGTGGACCTGGCCGATTGGCTCGCCGTCAACACACCATTCGACACCGACGACGACGAGTGGCTTGAGCATTGCGCAGACGTGTACCCGATCTACCCGCACGCGAGCCTAACGACAGACGATCGTGAAGGTGTGCATGCGAGTTGGGAGGTGGCCGTATGATCGACGGCCCTATCAAAGTGTCAGAGAGCCGACTCGCTCGGCAAAGTGCCGAACTGTCCAGACTCCACACCGAAAATGTCAACCTGCGGGAACGGCTCGATGCCATGATGCCGCTCTTCCAGGAGGCTCGTGACGCATTGTGCGCAATTACGTTAAGCGCCGCGAAACTACACAAAATCAGCCCGACGCTTGCGGACCGGATGGACGCCGTGGGTATCCCTGCACGATGGGCGCAGAGGCACGACCGGGCGGGAGTACATCATGACTAGCAACCATTTTATCCTTTTTGCCCTGATGATCGTATTTGCCCTGCTGATCGTGGCGAACGTGCTGGTACAGGAAAACCACCCGGCGCTGGAGTCGGATGACGAGCAGACGCACAGTGACATTGGAACACATGGCGGGGTAGAGCAGCGGTAGCTCGTCTGGCTCATAACCAGAAGGTCGCAGGTTCAAATCCTGTCCCCGCTATCAAAACCAACGCGGCGCGTAGCCGCTGAGAAATATCGGCTAGCCTTATGACCAAACTGAAAAACAGCCTGACGCCGGCCGAGAAAGAATTGCTCGCGGCCGAATATCGCCGGGGCCTCGAAATCGGCACGTGCACTGAACGGGCTGACCGTCCTCGCGCGGAAGCGGCGATCATTGCCATGTATAGGCGATTAGGCCGTGAGGCTCCCCGGTTCATTTGGTTTGAGGGCCCGGCGTCCGCGTGTCTGCTGTTGGCTGGAAAGGATTCATTGCGGCCCTCGTTGCCGTCGTCGTTGCGGGTCTCGTTGCGAGCCTCGTTGTGGAACTCGTTGCGAGCTTCGTTGTGGAACTCGTTGGGAGCCTCGGTGGGGGATTCGTTGCGGGACTCATTGTGGGTCTCGTTGGGGGCCTCGTTGCGAGTCTCATTGGGGGACTCGTTGGGCGACTCGCTGCGAGCCTCGTTGCGGGATTCGTTGGGGGGACAGTTGCAGGCCTCGTTGCGGGACTCGTTGCGGGCCTTGTTGGGGGACTTATTGGGGGCCTCGTTGTGGAACTCGTTGCGGGCTTCGTTGGCGGCCTCATTGCGGGTCTCGTTGGGGGCCTCGTTGGGGGATTCATTGTGGGGCTCGTTGTGGGGGCAATTGGAACAATATTGGATCAGTTATTATCTATACTGTGCAAAAATAGGTGTCAGATATAAAGAGGCTGACGCCGAGGCGCTGGCGTGGTGGGCGGATATTGCCGAATCGGCCGGGATGTGGTGGCCGAGGACATGGGCAGTCATTATTTCGGAACGACCCACAGTTTGCCGAATAAACGACTCTCACGTGCTTCATTGCGACCATGGTCCGGCGATGGCGTTTGCCGACGGATTGCAGATATGGGCGATCGAGGGCGTGCGTGTAGACGAGCAGATCGTATTACGGCCTGAGACGCAGACGCCCGAACAGATTCTCGGCGAGCCGAATGAGGAAGTGAAACGGATCCGAATCGCCCGGTATGGTTGGCTGAAATTGTTGGCCGAGACGGACGCGCAGGTAATGGATTCGCGGGACAACCCCATCGAGAACACCAAGGAGATGCTCTGCCGCCTGAGCGATCAGACGGTTCTGATTACTCACTGCCCATCTCAGGGCAAAATATTCGCTCTGGAGGTCCCGCCTGAAATAAAGACATGTGATAACGCACAGACCTGGTTGCATACGGGCAGCCGGATCGACGCGTTAATTCCGCACATTCGAACTATCGGGAGATCGTGAAATGACGACAGTAGAGGGACACATTACGACGTTGAGGACCCATGCCGAGACGATTCGCCAAGATGCGCCGCATGACATAAGTACCATTGAGCCGGGCGACCAGTGGTGTCAGGGGGATGTGCGGGTGGTACGGCTACCCGATGATTTTGGTGACACCCATGCGGCGGAATTGACGGCCATACGCAACTTCACCGGCCAAGTCGCGCCGGGCACCTCGTTGGGCAGTCGCCACGTGCTGGCGAACTTGGCGACGGTGCGGGCATACACATTGACGAGCGCGACGAGCCTGGACGGGCCGGTCGTGCATGTTCTGGAGCCGACACACCTGACGCACCCCGAACACGGCGACTGCTGCAATCTGCCGACCGGCTGGTATGCGTTTCCGGGCCAGCGGGTGTACGCCGACGAGGTGCGGCGGGTGGCGGATTGAGTCTGCTGAATACGCCGGCGGCCGAGGGAACTGACCTTCGGTTACAGCCTTGGTCGCCGGTGATCGACCCCGGGCGGAAGGCAGTATAGGGCAGACGTGGCAGGTTCGAATCCTGCCCCCGCTATCAAAACCAACGCAGCGACCGCCGCTGAAAGGAACGAATTATGGCAAAGCAGAAAGAGAAGTTTGTCGTGCAGCAAGAAACGGTTGTCGGGGATCAAGACTTATTCGTGGACACCGAGATCGGACAGGGCGTCTGTACGACCGACGCTTGCATCCGGGCCATCAGGGCCGGCGGGCGCGAGGGCCGCTTCCGCATCATCGCCGTCAAGCGGTACGTCACCACGACTATCGAGAAGATCACCCGCGTCGCCGTCGAGTAGCATAGGAGCACCGCCACGGATGGCCGAGTTGATCCCCGCACCGGACCCCGGAGTCTATCCGAACGTCCCGTTCGACAAGTATCTGGCCTGGGACGCCTGCGACGCATCGTTCCTTCGGGCGATGGCACACACGCCCAGCTACGCCCGTTGGAAGCGGCATCATCCCCAAGAGGACAAGGCGTGCTACGCCAAGGGCCGGCTGTTCCATGCCCTGACGCTGGAGCCCGACCAGGTGGACCGGGAGTTCATCGTCAAGCCCGCCACGTACACGAACGACAAGGGCGAGACCAAGAAGTGGAACGGGAACGCCACGGTCTGCAAGCAGTGGTTCGCCCAGCACGCCCACCTGACGCCCATCAACGCCGACACGCTCGCCGAGGCGCAGGCCATGGCCGACCGGGTCCGGGCGCTGCCGCAACTGGCGCAGTTTTTGGACGGGGCCGACGTGGAGCTATCGGTCGTGTGGGTGGACAAGGGTACGGGGCTGACCTGCAAGGCCCGGTTCGACGCGTACCGCAACGGGATCGTCCTGGACCTCAAATCCACCAGCGGCTCGGCCGGCCCGTTCCCGTGGTTCGCCGAATGTCAACGGCATCGGTACTATCTCCAGGCCGCCCAGTACATCGAGGGCATGATCGCCACCGGGCTGGCCAAGGGCGTGCCGTGGTTCTGCTTCGTCGCCTGCGAAGCCTACCCGCCGCACGACGTGGCCGTCTACGACGTGCAGGATGACAAAGACGCCCTGAGCTACGACTTTCTGTGTTACGGCCGTCTGAGGCGGGCCATGCTGCTCCAACAGACCGCCCGCTGCCTCAAAGACGACGACTGGCCCGGCTACCCGGCCGAGTCGGCGGACATGGAACTGACCTATCAGGCCCGCAAGGAAATGGACGAACTGACCAATGGCTGAACCCACCGAAACCGCCATCGCCAAGTACGAGTTTCACGCCGCCTCGCCCATCGGCTCGACCGAGAACGTCAAGCTGATGCTCCGATCCGACCGGATGCGGCAGGGGCTACTGGATATTTTGCCAGGCTTCTCTGACGAGACCGATCCCCAAAAGCATATCGAGCGGCTGATCGCCCAGGCCGGCCTGGCGATCATGCAGAACCCGAAGCTGAAACAGTGTACGCAACTGAGCTTCTTCGACTCGATGATGCACGTCGCCGAGACCGGCCTGTCGTTGTCCCGCCAGTCGGGCGAAGCGTACCTTGTGCCGTTCAGGGACAACCGGGCCGGCGTCACAAACTGCACCTTCATGCCCGGCTACCGTGGCATTATCAAGCTGGCGCATCAGACCGGCGGCGTGCGGGTGGTGGACGGCTTCGCCGTCTACGAATCCGAAGTGGACGACTTCAAGGTCTGGGAGGACGAGACGGGCACGCACCTGATCCACAAGCCCAACATGGACGACCAGCGCGACGACAAGGACATACGCTACGTCGTCGCCCGCATTCAGTTGGCGACGGGCGGGCGGATCGTGAAGGTGATGAATCGCGCCGAAGTCGAGCGCATCCGCAAGGGGTCCAAAAACGCCGACGGAACGCCCTGGCTCCGGCACTGGGGCGAAATGGCGATCAAGACCGTCATCAAGCGGGCGCTCAAGACCGTACCCCAGTCCACGACCGACAAGGCTGCTCGCATACTCGCCCGCGCGATCGACCTGGACAACGCCGCCGGCGGGTTCATCGACGTGGAGGCCATCGAGGCCGACATCGAGGCCAAGCAGGCCGCCAAGCAGGCCCAGTGGGCAGCGGCGGTGTCGGGCGACAAGGCGTTGCCCGCCGAGCCGCCGATCGGAGACCCCGCCCTCGCCCTGGAAGCGCAAGCCAAAGACGCGGCCTTCGCCGCCGGTCTGACCGATGATGAGGCGTCGAAGGTTTGGGACGCGATACTCGTGGCCACCGGCGGGGACGAGGACGAGATCGCGCGACGCATCGCCGCCGACGACTTCGACCCCCGCAGTTTCCTGACGGACGCCCCCCCCGGAAGGACCGCAATAGCATGACCGAATTGCCCGTCAATCAGATTGTGCAAGGCGATTGCCTGGAGGTCATGGCCGGGTGGCCGGAGAAGTCCGTTGATCTCGTGTTTGGTTCGCCGCCGTATGAGGACTGCCGCACTTACGGGATCGACTTTGATCTGACCGGCGAAGATTGGGTCGCCTGGATGGTCGAGGTCGTGCGTGAAAGCCTGCGCATATGCCGCGGCCTTGTGGCCTATGTGGTGGAGGGCAAGACCCGGGATTTCGCCTACTCGGCAACACCGATCCTACTCATGGCGGACCTTAAGCGGGCGGGCATCACGCTTCGCAAGCCGCCAATTTATCATCGCATCGGTATACCCGGCACTGGTGGCCCTGATTGGTTCCGTAACGATTACGAGTTTTGTGTCTGCTGTACAAACGGCGGGAAGTTGCCGTGGTCGGACAATACCGCTTGCGGGCATCCACCGAAATGGGCACCGGGCGGCGAGATGAGCCACCGCCTGACAGATGGAACTCGCCGGAATCAATGGGGGGGAAGCCCAGGGGCCGCTGAGACAACGCCAAAGAACGGCGGATTTCATTCATCCAAGCCAAGGCCATCACACCACATTCAGACCAAGACGATGGCCAGGGCCGACGGATCAATGGAAATGCAGCGTTACGTGCCCCCCGTCCTCGCTAACCCCGGCAACGTAATCACCTGCAAGGTCGGCGGCGGCCTGATGGGCTCCCCGCTGGCGCACAAAAACGAGGCCCCGTTTGCCGAAACACTAGCCGAACGGTTTGTTCTGTCATTCTGCCCGCCAGGTGGAATTGTGCTGGACCCATTTTCCGGCAGCGGCACGACAGCGGCGGTCGCCAAGAAATATGGCCGGAACTATATCGGCATTGATGTGCGGCTAAGCCAAGTCGAGCTTGGGGCTATCCGCCTCCGCAACACCGAGGCCCCGCTGTTTGCCCCGGAAGGGCATCAATAGGAGATACCGATGAATGATAAAGCGAACCCCCCCCCCGAAACAGTACCGATTTTGCATGGACACACTCGGCATCGGCAAGGTCCTGGACTACCTGTTCGACCATGACCGTCCACTGTTTGAGAGGCCCGCCGATGAGTGACCGACCCGCCATAACGTCTATCGCGCCGTGGTTCGGCGGCAAGCGGACGCTGGGGACGGGATGATGACTGACCGACCAGGTAAAAAAGGAGCACTACCATGAGTAAGGCGACGGCGACCGTGGAAATCATGCTATCCGTGGACGTTGAGATCGACAGCGACGGCTGTCTGTCCCCTCAAGGTTGGCGCCGAGCGAAACCCGGGGCAAACGAGCCTTTCGACCGGGACACGATACGCCAATGGCTGCAAGATGAGTTTTCGCTATCCGTCAACGATTATGAAACAGAGGACATGCACGGCTATATGCGTGTGCAGGTGGATCACCAGCAGATCGAGGACGTGACGATTGAGATCTTCGAGGCTTAGACCCGGAACGGGAGCGGATGGCAATGCCCAGCAAAATCGAGTGGACCGACGAAACCTGGAATCCCGTCACCGGTTGTACGCCCGTCAGTACCGGCTGTGCGAATTGCTACGCAAAGCGCATGGCGCAACGGCTTGCGAATATCCCCACCGTACACTATCGCCAGCGATACGAGGGCTTCAGGGTAGCTTTGTGGCCCGAACGGCTAGAAGACCCGATCTACTGGCGCAAGCCGCGCGTGGTGTTCGTCTGCTCGATGGGCGATTTGTTCCATGAGGACGTGCCGCGCGAGTTCCTTGATCAGGTTTTCTACACGATGCAGCAGCAGGCGTATTGGCACGAGTACGTCATTCTCACAAAACGCCCGATTCAGATGTGCAAATACCTGTCCTGGCGATGGGGCGAGGGCGGGGTACCGCCGCAACAGATCCATATCGGCGTATCCGTTGAAGACCAAGCGACCGCCGACGAGCGCATCCCCCTCCTGCTGCAATGCCCCGCCGCCAAGCGGTTCGTCAGTTACGAGCCGGCGCTGGGACCGGTGGATTGGGGTCACTATTTCGCCCGGTTCAGGTCTGTTGTAAGCGGTCTGAGGTACACAAACCGGAAAGCTGCGGGGGGCCACGAGACGTTGCCCGGTATCGACGGTCTCATCTGCGGCGGCGAATCCGGCCCCGGTGCGCGACCGATGCACCCCGACTGGGCCAGGGCGGCGAGAGACGCCTGCGCCGAAGCGGGCGTGCCGTTCTTCTTCAAGCAACGGGGCGCGTGGTCGCCCGGGTACTACGAAAAGGCGAGTGCTTATGTTCGTTGGGCGAATGACGGATGGCAGCCGATTGGGTGGTACGACGCTGCCACAATGTGCGGCAAGCAAGGCGAGCAGGTAATGTCCCGCGTCGGCAAGAAGAAAGCCGGTCGGCTGCTGGACGGCCGCGAACACAACGAACTGGCGTGGGAGATGAAAGGCGCTGCGGAGTGAGCAAGGTGAGGCCAGGAAAGGAGGCTGACAAGGGCAACAAGCGGCAGAAAAAAACGATCCGCGTAAAGGTGCGCGGTGCAGTCTAAGGAGAACCAGGATGACAGACGAACAGGCCGTCATGGAAGACGTGGACGTAGCTAAGTTGCAGGAGCGGGTCGAGAGGCTGGACAACGAAATCGCCCGCCTAGAGGCGATCCTGCTCCGCAACGAGTGGAACAGGGCCAAGCGAACACCTAAGCAGGACCGCGAGGCGTGCGAGGCCACCGAAAAAGCGGTCTTGGATCGGATTAGGTTCATCCGCTTCCACCGGCAAGGCCTCCCCGGCGAAGTGGGCGAACTCATCGAAGACGTAGCCAACGACCTGGGGGGCGACCATGGCCCCGCCGACGGGGAGGATGCCGACCCCGTCCTATATGATTCTCCCGCAGACGACGAGCCCGGTGAGGAAGACTGAATGTGCGGCCGGCCCGGCGGGCGGGACCGAACGAAGCCCGCCCGCCGGGAAAGGCGCCGGAAAGAGCACGGATGCCTGACGAAGCGCGACAAGACGGCTGGGTCAAGTGCTGGCGGCGGATCATGGACGATGCCGTATGGGAAGATGCACGCCAACTCAAGGTCTTTTTGTGGTGCATCATGCGGGCGGCGCACGAGCCCAAACGTGTCGCCGTTCGGACCGGCCGGGGGTTCACATACGTAGACCTGGACCGTGGGCAGTTCATCTTCGGCCGCAATTCCGGGGGTGGACAAGCAAACATGGCCCCGTCGAGCTTGAGACGGCGAATAACCGGACTAGCAAACTCCGGGAAAGTGACCCTCCAACCGGGACACCATTATTCCATTGTAACTGTGTGCAATTACGAGCGTTGGCAAGGCGAGGCAGACGGCAATGGACAACCAACCGGACAGGCAAACTCGCCGAAAGTGGACAGGCAACCGGACAAGCAACCGGACAGGCAACCGGACACAAACAAGAAGAGAAGAAGAGAAGAAGAAAAGAATAACCCCCCTACCCCCCACGAAGTGTCGTTTGCCACGCAACTCGCCGAGTACCCGGCGCTGGCGGGCTCCGAGGCGTTCGTCTCGGCGTGGCGGGACTGGGATCGAGACCGACGTGCTCGCGGTAAGAAGCTCACCGAGTTGGCTGTGACCCGCCAGCTGAAGATGCTGGCCCCGCACGGGCCGGTGGCCGCCGTGGCGATAATCGAGCAGTCGATTAGGAACGGCTGGACGGGACTTTTCGAGGTCAAGGACGATGGCAACCTACACGGACGACGAGTTAAAGGCAATTCACGAGGCGGCCAAGGCCAGGGCGGCGGTCAATCTGCCGGCGAGGGCGGACTTTTCCCAAGTGGCGAGCGTGTTGAGTGAGCCCGACCCTGACGCCAAGCGCCGGGACGATGAGACGCGCGAGCTGCTACGGCTCCAGCGACGGGCGGCATGGCGGGAGCGTATTCCGACGGAGTATGCCCGGTGGACCTTGGCAGACTACTCTGAGGCCCTTCAGCAGCACGCAGGGTCGTTTCTGAGCGACGATCGGTGGTGCATGTACCTTCACGGTGGGGTCGGCAGTCGAAAGACCTCCTATGCCTGTGCTGTGATGCGGGCGTGGTACGACAGCGGCCGGTCCTTCCCTCGCCTGGTGCCGGCCTACAAGGCGGCGGCGGAACTGCGCTCGATGCAGCGCATGGAGCAGGCCGTCCACGACTGGCGGGAGGCGCAGATGCTGTGCCTTGACGACATCGGGTCCAACCGGGCAACGCCGCATGTGGTCGAGCAGCTTCTTTTGCTGCTGCAACATCGGTACGACTGGCAGCGCAAGACGATCATCACCAGCAACCTCAGCCTGAACGACCTGCGCCAGTACATCGACGGCCCGGACCCGCGCGCCGCCAGCCGGATCAGCAAGGGCGTGATCCTGAACTTGGGCGACAAGGATTGGAGAAGGCAAGATGGGTAGTTGGAAACAGGTGGCGGACCTGGTGGTGTACGGTGTGCCGAAGGCGCAGCCGCGGCCCCGGTCGTTCGCCGTCAAGGGCAAGGCCCGCATGTATAACCCGGCCACGGCCGAGGGGTGGAAGCAACGGATCGGCACGGCGGCGCTCACCCAGAGGCCGGGAACACCCTTGCAAGGCCCGCTAAGGGTCTCGATCGACTTCTACCTGCCTCGCCCGAAGCGCCTGTGCCGCAAGAAAGACCCCAATGGACCGATCCGCCACACCGCCAAGCCCGATCGGGACAACCTGGAGAAGGCGGTCCTCGATGCGCTCACGGCCATTGGGTTCTGGGGCGACGACTGCCAGGTCTGTGCCGGCCAGGTCCGCAAGTTCTACCACGGCAAGGACGCCCAGCCCGGCGCCCGAATCAGGATCGAGGTACTGACGGATGCGACCACCTAAAGAGTTATTCTCTGGCAACCTGTTCAAGTGGATGGAATCCGGCGATGCCTCGGACGGGGCACGGTACTTGATCCCCAAATCTGTGGTGCCCGGCATCCACTTCGGCCCGTTCAGCATGTGCGTCATCGCCAGTTGGGGGGCCGGATGGGATCACGTCTCAGTCAGTTGGCCGGACAGGACGCCCAGTTGGGACGAAATGTGCTGGATCAAGAACATGTTCTTCCTGCCAACGGAAACTGTGATCCAGTACCACCCATCCGAGGAGGATTACGTTGATTACCACCCCCATTGCCTGCATCTGTGGCGTCCGCAAGCGGTGGAGTTTCCTGTGCCGCCGACGATTCTGGTAGGCCCAAAATGACCAGGGATGCGCCCGCAATTCAGCCCTATATGCCCGACGGTCGGCCGGCGCCGCACGTTCTGACGGCTGACGAGGCGGCTGAGTTCTTGCGCCTGGACGGCGGCAACCCAGCGGAGACCTTGCGGTATTACCGGGAGACGGCTGGCCTTCGAGCGGTGCAGTTAGGCCGGCGGGTACGCTTCCGGCTGACGGACCTGTTGCGGTTTCTGGACGACCAGCAGGCGAGGAACCCACGATGAGACGAAGGGTCCAGGTGTACCGGGCGTGCAAGGGCCTCGGATATATCACCGTCTGGGGCGACGATGAACTGTTCGGTGTCAGCGTTTATCGGTGCGGCGACTGCCGTGGCACTGGAATTGTGCAAGAATTGTGCAAGACCGGCTCCCAATCCACTCCCGGCGCCAGTCTCGCGCCGGTCCCCAATCGCTCACAACCCCTGCAACCGCCTACTGTAAGTTGACTATGTGTAAGCCCTTATACCCCCCCCCTCTCTGCTTTGGGAGCAGGAGGTCGCGGGTTCGAATCCCGCCGCCCCGATCTGTCAAGTAGCGAAAAGGCCCGGACTTAGAAAGCCGGGCCTTCTTGCTGTGGTGGCCGTGGTGGTGGATTGTGCAAGAATTGTGCAGGTTCAGGCGGGTTTCGGTACCTGCTTGCTTCTGCCCTCATCTCTTGCCGCTGCATTGACTATGCCCGCCGCTGCGTCAAATTCGGCATCTACGGCGTGCAGGTAGTGGTCCATCGCCACCTTGGGCGAGTTGCCGAGCCATTCGGTCACGGTGTGGATCGGGTACTTGCGGCCCCAATCGGTCTCGGCGTTCTTGCGCAGGGTATGGCACCACCTGGCCCACTTCTCCAGGCCCGCACGGCGGCGGATCACCTGGAAGTCACGGTGAAACGATCGGCAGCGCATGGCGCACGGCCGCTCTTGCTCGCCCTTCATCCAGACCGCGAAAAGAATCGTGTGCAGGTCCGGGTCGATGGGCACCTGGCGGCTGCGCTTCTTGGTGGTCTTGACTTGGCCGGGATTGACTATGTTCAGACGCCGCCGGTCCAGGTCCACGTCGGCCCACTCGAGGCGCAGAGCCTCGCCACGTCGGAGTCCAGCGAGTCGGCACAACGCCAGCAGGCACCGCCAGCCGTCATGCGGGCACGCTTCCAGTAGCCGGGTGAGTTCGGGCCGGGTGACGTAACGCCAGTTCTTGTCGGGCGTCGGCGGGTTGCCTGAGAGTCTGCGGAACGGGTTGCGGGCCAGCAGTTCATCGTCCACGGCCATGCGGAATATGGCCTTGGCCTCTCGAACGTGACGGCAGACGGTCTGCTCGGTGGGTTTCTTGCGCTCGTCGAACGCCTCCAGCAGGTATAGCATAGTCAACTCGTAGCCCTGCACGGTGTTTTTAGCCTTGCCCGCCAGTTCGTTCTTGCGGAAGCGGTCGAACAGTTGGCGCAGGGTCGGCGATGGCCCGTCGGCCACCTTGCCGGCGTCCAGGTCGGACTGGATACGGCGGATGCGGACCATGGCGGCCCGTCGGCTGACGGTCCCGCCGGCCTCGGTGCGTTTGCCGAGCCCCTTGGACTGCTGGCGGCCCCGTCGGTCGGTCCATCTGGCCTGCCAGTAGTCGCCGTTCTTCGAAAGGGTGACGTTGCTCATAATGTTCCCTCCGCCTCGATCAGGCTACGCTTTGCGCAGTCCAGAATGGCGTGCCAAAAATCGGCGGTCACTTGCCTTCGTCCTTCTGCCACTTCTCGGCAGTCACGGTGGATGCGTCGCAACACTTGAACAAGGTGATCGTAATGGTTGCAGGCGTGCACGATGAAAGCGGCCTGCTCTTTGTCCATGTTGACGTTGGCCAGATTGGCCACGCCTGACTCTATGTAGTATTTGCCGCAGTTTACCCCGCTTGCGCGCAGTCGTCCGCACTCGCACGGTGCGATCGTCCACGGCAGACATAGGTCGTCAGGCGTTAGGTTTGGAGCTTTTTCTTCGCTCATTGACTATGCACCTCCTTTCGACGCTCGATGGCCTCTGTGAGTGCCTTGTGGACGGCGTCGGCCTTGCTCACGTGGCCGGATACGCCGAGTTCCCTGGCGAACATGCGGGCGAATCGCTTGGCCAATTCGGATGTCGCCCTGGTGACAGTGATTGATGTTCCTTCGTTGCGTGGTGGCATGATCGGTCTCCTTTCCAGTGATTGACTATGCGCGGGTTGCCCGGTACAATTCGGGATCTCCTGTTTCTCGGGTTCGCACCTGGGGAGCAAAGCCCCTCTGGTTTGCCGACTGGGGGGGCGCTGCGCCCGGGTTCGGGGCGGCGGCGACGCGGGCCAGGGTGGCCGGGGCTCCCCGGCCGGTATGCTCGA